CGGTGCACCAGCGCCCGATGGCGGGAGGGGGGGAGGAGTAGCCCCACCGGGCGCTGGGCCCGCGTTCTGTTGGCCGGGAACGCTTGCGATTCCCTGCCCGAGTTTGGATTGAAGAAGAGTAAGCACTTCTTCGGGAGTTTCCATGGCGGCTTCTTCGCCTACGAGATCTGCCAATTCCTTACGGCGAGCGTCAGGAGAGCGCATGTCTCCACGCAGGGTATTCATGAGGATTTCTGGAGAGCGCGGCGTGCGCCCGATCATCTTGCCGGATTCCCCCTCCTCGTCGTCGTCTTCGCGTTCTAGTGCATCATCGTCTTCTTCCGGCATTCCATTTTTTGACAGAGCTTCCATAAGGGACTCGTGCATAGAGTCCTTGAAGCCGTCCATGATGCCCACGTTCTCAATGTCCATGCCTTTACGGAACATTTTTCGATTAAGCACTTTTGATTTCATAGCTATACCTTAGATGATTCCGGCTCTGCTAGCAGCCCCTGCGCCTGTAAGAACGCCCGCTCCAATCCCCGCTATGGTCTGCAGGGGAGAAGTTGATGGGGCAGTTGTTGCCGACATAGACATTTGTGTAGAAGGAACGCGAGAGACGACGTCAGACAAGAAAGCAACGTCGTTACGCTCCTGCATAGCATTTTGAAGAGAGGTTGCTCTGGCCGCATCAAGTTGCGCTTGTGCATTTTGCTGCTGGCCCACGCCCATGTTGTAAAGCATGGAAACGTCGGACTGTTCAAGCTGCTGCTGCGCTTGCCCAAGCGCGGCTTGCTGGACGCCCATTGACGCCATTTGTTGGCCAAGACTTCCAAGCCCTTGTCCTTTGGCCAAGGTCGCTTCTGCTTGCTGCCCAGCAATACTTCCAAGCCCTTGTCCAAGCTGCCCGTACAACTGCCCCTTCTGAAGGTCGAACTGCCCCGAACCAAGGCTCAACTGCCCCTGCTGCGCTCCTATCTGCCCAAGGGCCTGTCCGACTGCAGCCATGTTCTGCACTCCCTGCTGACCAAGCTGAGTCTGCTGAAGCTCCTGTTGCCCAAGCACGTTTCCTGCATTTACAAGCTGCTGGCCCCTTTGAATACCAAGCTGTGCCTCTTGGGTTTCCATGTTGGCAAGATTCTGTGCCTGCTGGTTGTATATATTCGCACTTTGGGCGGCGAGATCTCCGTACAGCATGCCAGCCTGCGCTTCTTGCGAGGACATTCCGGCAAGCGCCTGAGCAGCCTGTTGGCCAAGTTGGGTCTGCTGAATTTGCTGCTGACCAAGAGTTTGGCCAGCGGCAACGAGCTGCTGTGCGCGCTGCAATTCTGCCTGAAGTTCTCTGGACTGAGTGTCCGTCAGCAAACCCGCCTGCTGTGCCTGCATCTGCCCCTGTACCTGAGCAATCTGTGCCGGCGTATACCCAGCCTGAACCATGTTTTGGTAGATATTTGCCTCAAGGCCTGTGGCCGCCTGACCGAGCTGCGCCTGCTGAACAGCCTGTTGCCCCATAGCCTGCCCAGACTGCGTGATCTGCTGTGCCCTCTGCAATTCTGTCTGGAGTTCGCGAGTTTGCGCGTCGGTAAGTAGTCCCGCACGCTGCGCTTGTATCTGGCTTTGGATTTGAGCGATCTGCGCGGGAGCATACCCAGCCTGAACAAGGTTCTGGTAGATAGCCGCCTCGGATGTTTCGGCCTGCTGCCCCAACTGCGCTTGCTGAAGCTCCTGTTGCCCCATCTGAGTTCCGATATTTGCCAGCTGCTGCGCTTGGGCAAGTTCCGCCTGCGCCTGCGCGGACTGCAGTGCTCCTGCCTGCGTACCAAGCTGCCCCTGAAGCGCGGCTTCTTGTGCAATGGCGGCGGCACTACGCTGCCCAATTTCGCTCTGCGAAAGACCGAGATTACCCAGAAGGTTTCCTTGCCCCAGCTGACGCTGTTGCTGTTGCTCAAATCCTGCCATTGCGGCCTGTTGCGCCTGCCCATAGTTTTGAGCGTAATCCTGCAGAATCTTTTGCTGCATCTGGTCTTGGATGTTTCGCTCAAATTCCGCTCGCTGAACGCCTTCGCGAGTCCCTCCAAAGGCCCCCGCCCGCACTGCCTGCGCGGCCATATCCTGCCTTGCGATGTTCGCCTGACGACGCATTTCCTGCATCGCCTTTTGTGTCACCGCCTGTTGATAGGGGTTCATAAACTCCTGAGCAGCTTCTGGCGAATATGCTTCAGCGCCCTGCAAAAGTCCCTCAATCCCTAGATTGATAGTTCTAGCTGCCTGTTTCTGGGCGGGAAGAGCTGCCTCAGCAACGTTCGAGGCGTTTTGAAGGCCTGCACGAACGGCCTTATTCGCCGTTCCCATGTCAACATCAGCGCCCCTTGCCTGCTGTGCAGCCTGTCCGAGAAACGCCTGAGAACGCCCTAAATCCGCCTGAGAATACTGCCCTATATCTCGCGCAGAAGAGGTCATTCCACTGACCCCTTTTTGAATCGTCCCTATACCGCTATCTGCGGCATCAGCATAAGTTCCAAGTTGGTTAGCTACTGCTCTAGACGCGGCAAAATTAGGGTCTACGCTACTCGCAGCAGAAAGTCCTTGACGCAACGCAGCATCGCTTGCTGCTAGGTCTGCTCCAGAATACTGGCTAGCTTTCATCGCAGCTTGCCCCATTCCAGCAGTTCCCTTGGCTACTGTATCAAGCCCGTTGTCTGCAGCGTTGATAAACTGCCCTATTCCACTTGCCGCCGCGTTGGCGGCGGAAAAGTTCGGATCTATCGCCGTTGCTGAACCAATTCCGGCATTGATCGCGGTCTGACTAGGGGCTAGATTCGCCTGCGTGAATCCCCCAATCAATGCCTGAGCGGAATTAAGCCCAGCAATCCCTCCCGCAATCCCGGTCTCGCCTTTTGTTGCGGTGGCAACGGTATTGCCTAGGTTGTTGGTCGCGGTGACTGCATTGGTATAGTCAGGAGTCGCCGCTGTAAGAGCAGATGTCCCAGTGCCAATAGTGGTTTGGGCATTTGCAAGATTTGCCGCAAGGTAGTCGTCAGCCCGGCCTCCCGCGTCTTTTGCGTATCCCGCTCCTGCGTCCAAATACCCCAGCGCGTTTGTTAGACTCGGAGTAGAAGCGGCTCCTGCTGCCGTTAGCCCAGACGTATAGGCCCCCTGTGCACCGGAGTATAAGGTAGACAAATTAAGGTCGCTGAGGGCTTGTTTACCTAACTCAGCATAATCAACGCCGGAGCCTATTGTGGTGTCGGCGTCAGCTAGGTAGTCCTCCCACCCTGAAATTCCATCCCCTTTTAGCGTGTAGATGGCAGGAGATGTTTTTGTAGCCGGCGTGATGTCGTATCCGGTATACCCGAGATCTTTTAGTAGATTTGTTTCTGCAAATTTCTGGAAAGGTGAAAGACCTGCGGCTTGGTAAGCAGGAAGTTCTAGTGTTTTTGCAATCTCGTCTTGAGCCGATTTAATTACAGCGGCGCGCTGCGCCTCTACTTCTGGCGCTTCTCGTACGATCTGGGTGGTAACGGTATCAACCATTGGAGTTGCCCTCTAATGCTTTCATTAAAGCATACATGCGTTTTGCACCGTTTCTGCGAGAGCCTTCGCCCGCTCCTCGTACTGCTTTGGCTGTAAACACGAACTCCCCGTCCGATAGCATCGCCGGGATGGAATCAGAAGTTCCAGTTCCGGGGCCGTTAATGGGTCCTGTCTTTCTTGGAAAATGATTTATCTCTCCACCAGAGGCGGCAGCTACGACCGCTGGCGCTGCCGCCATTTGGTTGGGAGTCAAGCCTGACGTAACGAGGTCGTAAGCATTAGGATCTGTCGACAGGTTTGGGTAGGCGTAGGGGTCTTTTGTGATGTAAGCGGTATCCGCCCCACCAAGTTTGAAAGCCCATTTTTCTGGGTCTTCCTCAAGGAGCTGGTATCCCGTTTTTCCGGCATACCTTTGATCAATCATTCCCTTGAATTCAGGGGGAACTTCTACCTCCGGAGTATCAAAAGCGCCAAGCGCATACGCTGCCCCAAGTCCTGCGGCTGTGATAGGACCGTATGTCCGTAGAATACCCGGGGTCGCGGCCTTGAACGCTTCCATTGCCGCCGACTTACTTCCGGTTTCCAAAAGGGTGGTGTTGTAAGCCTCTTTTGCACTAGCCATCCCGGCTTCCTTAATTCCTCCGGGCATGATGTTTTGATTGACCCAGTCCCCCGCTTTTGAGAAAAACGACGGCTCTGCCGCCGCAGTAGCAGGAGAGGTGTACGCGTTTACATCTGCGGGAGTAAACACGTCTTTGGCCGCTGACAGCTCCCCAGTGGCGACATCCGAAGGTTTCATCGGAACCGTATCAAGCGTAACGGCCTCTTTTCCAGCCTCAATGCCCGCTGTTTTTGCGTTGCTAAGAGTTTCAATGCCCCCCGCTGCTCCTGTTGCACCCGCTGTTTTTGCAGTGGCGGCAGCAGCGGCTTCTTTGTATGAGGTCGGAGTTAGCCCAAAAACCTTGGCACCAATGCCCGCCGTTGCGCCGGTTATAAGCCCAGTTTTAAGCGCGTCTCCAAACTTTTGCCCGCTTGCCATACCAACAAGAGTGCTTGCGGCCATCGTGTTCACGGCAAGAGCAAGATTAGGCATTGCCGCAAGCCCCAAAGACCCTGCGAGACCTGCCCCAAACGGGCCGGCAGGCCCGAGTAAAAAAGTTGCCCCAACCGTCAGAACCGCCCTCCCAATAGGATTGGACGCTACCGACTTGACGACGTTGACAACGCCTTTAACAAGGCCAGTAACGGCTTTAGCTACCCCACTAAAGATGTTTCCAACGGCCTTGAAAATACTTTTCAAAAAGAATTCTGGGAGCCCTGTGATGGGGTTTATAGTTCCGCTGCCCCCGTTTCGACGTAGAAGACGTGCTTCTGAGGGGGTGATGTGGGCAAGCATCGTGTCCTGCTTGCGTCCTTGCGCTGCAACAGCGGCGGCAAGAGGCTTAAGGGTTGCCAGTCCGCCTTCCGCAAAATTCATGGAGGGGATCTCTGGCCGCTGCGACATTTTTTCGGAAAGTTCGTCCAAAACGATGTTCATCGCAGCAAAAAAAGCAGGATCAAACCTTTCCGGAAGAATGTCGGGCGGAACCCCCTCGTCAATAAACCCCTGTCGGTTTTCTTCGTAGTTCTCCGGCTCGCTTACGAGAGCATCTATCATTTTGCCCAAGGCATCGATGACTTCTTCTGGGAGGGCTACTCTTTCCAGTACTGCACGGAGCTGGGCGACAAGACGAGGGTCTGCCTTTTCGATGGTTTCTATCAGATCTTTTCCGAAGCGTTGTGGGTCTTCTGCAGCATACTCTCGCACGGCAGACTCGAATTGCTGCATCTCTTCTGGAGAAACTTCGGGGACGCTCGGGGCCATGGAAGAATCCATGTTCTCCCCTAAAGACATGATACCTTCAGCCATGTTTCATACCTTTCCTGTAATGTGCCATGGCCCGTGGGCCGCGCGCCAAGAAAGGACGCGAATATGACACTAATAATGCTCCAAAACCCTAGTTTCTGTCCACTTCTAGATAGGATAAATAGAAGTAAACCGTCGAAACTGAGGATTCCACTGAAATCTTGTCCCCTGCCTCCAAAATACAGGGAACGCCGTTAAAAACGTCCATCGTACTGTTAGGGGCAAGGACATAGGACCTTAGCAGGTAGTATTCGGTGGCCGACCCGCTAACGTACTGAGAAACGGTGATCGAGGCCCTAGAACCATTGCCGTTAGTCACCCTCAACGAGCTTAAAATCGCCGTATTGGCAGGCGGAACCGTGTAAAGGTCGGTTTCCGTCGTCGCACTGGGGGAAAGCCGCTGCCGAAAGTACTTGTTTGCCATTTTTTTAGCTCAAAGATGAGATATAGCCCACCGTCAGGATGACAGAAGGCGTTGCTGGGCGGGTCGGAGAGGTCGCCGAGGCTAATTGCTGGATGGATACCGCCGTATTCGTCGTACTCCAGTAAATTTCGAAGTAATCCCCCGGATTAAGGTCCAGATAGAAGTTAAGAGCGGCGATTATTCCTCCGTCCACGCCCCCGTGCGAGGAGGTAACGCTGTAGCGACTGTTACTATCTGCAATGTTAGTGCCGTTTTTTGAGAACCAGATATCAACGTCGTGTATTTGACTGTCCGTATTGATCAACTGAAGGCTAAACTGGGCGTTGTAAACCCCCGCGTAGTCCACGTTCACCCGCGAGGAGTTGGTGACATACACGCCCTCTGACAGGTCTGTCACGTTGTACGTGATTGCATAGCCAACGGTCGTAGATGCCGCCGTCTGGTCTTGGTTACTCCTGAAAGCCCCGTGAGGAAGAAGGAGTTGCTGGGCACCTTGCGGCCCAGAAATGCCTGATGGCCCTGCCGTTCCTCCAAACCAACGCCCCGCCCCGTCCGTGTTCTCGGTCGTAGTCGGGGTGTAGCTCGTGTTGAGCTGGAAAATGACCTGTTCCAGTGACCGCACAAGCTGGTTGAACTGCTCCGGGCTATACTCCCGGGGAATAGCATTCGGCAGGCGGACGTTGAGAATCTTGCTCATCTAAGGCCGTCCGGCTGCAAGTCTACCCGCAGGGTTCCATATCGCCACTTGGTGTCAATCTCGTCACTCTCGATCCGAAGCGAGATTTGCCTACCACGCGCCCTTGTGTCGACCTTAGTAGTCGTAGGCGTGATCGTGTACGGGTCCAAAGAACTTGGTGTGGCAGTGCCTTGCGGATAAGCGCGAAGCAACAAATGGACCGTAAGGTCTCCTTCCTGCCCCTTGAAGTCCGGCAAGAACCTGCTCATGAAGAGCATGTTGTCGCCATCTCCAATGTCAAAGTAGCCCGAACGAATATAGGCTGTTATGGCTTCATCAACCGCATTCTTACCATACTCCTGCGCGTATGCGGGAGATCTTCCTGCCGACAGGCCGTAGATCGTCGAAATGGTGCTTTCAGTGCTGCTTGGCAAGTAAGAGAATGCCGAGGGGTATTTGAATACAGTAGCATCTTCCCACCATGTTCTAGCCATGGTTCCAATGCTCCAGACCTGCTCAAGGTAGTTAAACGTCACGCAACGGTCGATGTAGTCCGAATTCTCAGAGCAATACCACCATGTGACTTCATTGAAGTCAGAGTTGATTCCAACAAAGAACCGTGAGCCTTGGGTCGAGTTCATGTCATCAAAGACATAATCCTGTACGGTGCATGGAAGTTTCTTAACCGTACCGTCGAACACGTAGAACGCCTCATGGCCCATCCAAAGAGCAAGCCCGTTCACGTCTGCCGCTGCATGTGCCCCAATACAACCACAGTTAGCGCCAAGTTGCTGGAACCCAAAAGTGTAAGGGGGTCCTATGTACTGCATGCCGTGCAGTGACGTATCCGTGAAGATAAGAATTTGACCTCTTGAGCGGATGGCCGTCACGATCTGATTGCCGTCCGTAAGGCGTTGGCCCCCCGCCGTGTTGGTCGCAGTCTCGGCAAAGTTCCCAATGTCCTCCTGCGAGGAAAACCTCACGAACATCGGGTCCTGCGTCGAAGGGGTTCCAATCGTACTTTCAGTGCCAAAGCACACCAGATGTCTGTCAGGAGTAGAGACGAGCGCATAGGTGCTCTTCGTCGGCGCTCCCGATATCTGGGAAGCGCGCGTGCTAGGGCCTGCGCTAGTATCCCAGTAGTAAGTACCGCCGTTATACAGCTGGCAGACCATGTCTTCGCCGTAATTATCGAACTGCCAAATTCGAGCAAACAGGCCTAGGCCGGCAGCGCGAGGAGTTCCCCATGTCCCACCGCCCCATGCTCCAACACCCCATCCAAAGTCAAAGTAGTTGATGTCTAGACCAATCGAAATCTGGTACGCCCCTACAACAGAGGCTCCTCCGTTACCGCTGTCAGAAGCATTGGCGTTAACGGGAGCCGTTATAGTATAGGTGTTCGCGGTCAGAACTGAGGTAACTTCATATTCGGCATTCAAAATAGAAGCCGTAATATTTCCTCCGAGAGAACTGGCCCCGCTAAACGTAACAAAATCCCCAGCTGACGCGCCGTGAGCGGTGTCCGTAACTGTAATGATCGAAGACCCGTTAGTCGCCGCAAAAGTAACATCTCCAGCGGCAGTCGTTGCCCGCAGCGGCGTGATGTCGTCCCAAAGACCGCCAGAATAGACGTACAGTTTCTTTGTTGTCCCCACCATCATGTAAGGAACACCCGCCAGTGAAGTCCAAGATCTTGAGTGACTTACAATTCCTACAAGATACGTCTCAAGCTGCTCGAACCAAGTCCAGCCGCCTACTTTTTCAGGAAGGCCATAGCGAAAGCGCACGTAGTCGCAGTCGGTCCAGCCGCCCTCAGCTCCGTACTCTGTATTTTGTTTGTCTATGCCCGGCTTTAATGCCAAACGAAGAAGAGCCATGACCGCACTCCTTAGGCCGCCACTGCCTTGATAACCGCGAAATTAAACACCGGCTGCTCTGTCGTCGTTCCGCCAGTTGTAGCAAATGAGATACGAAAAGATCCAGCGGCAACGTTCGTGACGTGCATCATATACAGGTCAGTCCCAGACTTTTGGTTCACGATCACCACGTCCGTCGCAGCCACTGTGCTATTGGTCACCGTAAAGCTCTGCCATGTCGCCGTGCCTGCCGCAGAGACCAGCGTAATCGCGCCGTTCGTCTTGTT